AATAATCTCCTTTTGATAGTTATTCGGAGATTAAACCTACCTGTGGGTATTAGCCAAAAGTGATTTTCTCTCCGTTTGCTACCCTGCGGTTAATTTCCGCACGGTCAGCTTTGGTGAGTGTTGACACATCACTCTTGCGAACCGAAGCTCCCTGTGAGGCGTTGCCGTTCTCGATGGGTCTTGCTCCGTTGGCTATAATTCGGTTTGTAATGTTCTGCTCGGTTGCCTGTACAGCAAACTGCATTGCCGCAGGAATGATTTCATCCTTGTGAATGACCTCATAAGCAGTTCTTACATCGATATGGCTTCGGAGTAAGTCCTGAAACTTCGGATTCTGCATTTCGGCTCTGAAGTCAAAGGAGGGATAGACAGCCTTAACCGCCTCTGCCTGTTCCATCCAAGATGCATAGAGTCTGTCGGCATTCTGCCTTGCTCTTTCTGCATCCATCTTTCTCTTGAGGTCGGCATTTTCTCTTTCAACCTTACGGATTTCCTTGAGCTGTTCTACAGTAAGACCTCTTTCAAGAGCCTCTTCTTCGTAGTAAGCATCGTCATCCTGTATGGCTTTGGAAAGAGCGTCGATGTCAGTTGCATCGACACCGTACTTCTTGCCGAGCATTTCAAGAGTGGGAGCGAGTGCGTTAAACTTGTCCACTGTTTCCTTGCTTGCTTTCAGCCGTTTCTGAACTGTATCCTGAACTCGCTGATTGTACTGCTCCTTGAATTCACCCTTGATGAGTTCCTCGAAGCGAGCATTCGCATCAACCGCAGGATTTTCAGTTGTCTGCACATCGGTGACCTGTGCATCGCCTGTCTCTTCCTGAATGCCGTACTGCACATTCGCAAGAGGATTGGCTTTTCCACCCGTATTGGACACGGCGGCTGTCCCTGTTTCGCCCGTTGCTGTACCGCCTGCTGTGCCAACACCATCAGCAAAGAGCTGAAGGTTAACAGGTCGGTTGAGTTTGATTTCGTTCATAACGATTGTCCTTTCTGCCCGTATCGTGGGCGATTCGTGGCTTATATTATTAAGGCTTGTGAGCCTTGCCATTAAAAATAAAAGTGACATATTTGGGTTCTGATAACTGAAGCAGACGGAAGCCTGTCACTATGGCATCAAGTCTGTTTGCGAGGACTTTATATGTATCCTTGTCGGCAACCTCGCACTCAATGGTGCTGTCACCTTCGTTGAGTTCTATTCTCGGAGGTTTTGTATAAGCTCCTATAGACTTCAAGAATTCAACATTTTGAGCTGCCGTATAAGTGAGAATGGATACACAAGCACAGACGAGGTCTTTTCCAACCTCTGCCTGTCCTGCGTGACCCTTGATTGATAAGCGGAATGATTTATGCTTGGGTGATGTTTCGTAGTTAATAGCGACCATAAGCTCTCCTTATGTGGGGGATGTAGACTCGGCAACTCTCTGCCTTGCCTTCTTGGTGTTTGATGCCTCGCTTTTGCCTTCTTTGCCACCGAGAGCTTCTGTCTTTTCGACATTCTCGGCAACAGGAGTACCGCCTGCGGACATCGCAGGAGCGTTCATTCCGAAACCGACAGCCAACTGTTCTGTCATATTTGTGCCGTTCTGACTGTCGATAATCTGTGCCATCTGAAGCATCTGTGCCTGCATCATCTGTATCTGTTGGAACATCGTGCCGTTCTGTGCAACCTTCTGCACAACGAAGTCCTTTCTGTCGAAGTCCATCATATCGAGGCAGGCGAGAGCTTGGTCTGCAATCTGCGGATTGAAGAAACCTGCTCCGAAGAACTGAAGTGCAAGCTCGTTCTGTGCCATCTTGCTGTAGGGACTCTGCTTCTGTGCTGTTACCTCGATGTCAAAAAGAGGTAATCTGTATCCCATATCCACACCGAAGTTGTTACCTTGTAATTGAGGCTGTATGTTCTTATTTGAATACTGAACAAACTTTTCGATTCCATTCTCACCCAAGACTCTGAACCATCTGGGGAGGTCATAGAACTGTCTGATAAGCTCGATGATAAGGTTAATCACCTTGCGGAAAGCTCTGTATGAAGCCTTGTTGTTATCTCGTGAAAGCTTACTTCCTGCTTCCTGCATAGCTGCGATTGCGGATGCGGCTGTAACACCGCTTGTTGTACCGCCTGTTGAGATATCTCTGTTGCCCGTGGTCTCCTTGAGTTCATCAACCTTGTTGCTGATGGCATTGATATACACTGCATTCAAGGGGTTCGTAGGTATGGGTCGGATTGAATCCTGTGCAAGCATTCCATCAACGTGAACAAGAGGCTTTGAAAGGTCGAGATATTCTTCTTCATTAACGCTTCCGTTAGTGCTTATGAAATGTCTCGGTGTTGCATTGGCGAGAACATTCTGCATAATTGCCTGATTGCCCTTGTCAATATATATCTGTGCATCCTTGCCGAGGTCGATATAACCGAAGCCTGCAAGAGAGCCTTCTGTCTTGAAAAGAGTATCGAAGACGAAGGGATACATACCGTGGTCATAGAAGCCTCTTTCGGCATATCTCTCATCGTTTTCCGTAGCAAAAAGAACGATGTTGTTGACGAACTTGCAGTAATGAAGAATCGTTCTGCCGTTCACATTTCTCTTGTAATAGCAGTCAATCACATCGGACTTCTTGCTTGTGTCGATGCTTTCGTCATATATGTATTTGGTCACAGCACCCGTATCGCCTCCGAGTCTGCCTCTTGTCTGCGGATACTGCTCTGCGATTATGTCATTGTCCACAAGCTCAACGTGGAATACATATCTGCTGTTTTGAATATCGGTTATGCCCGGCTCCCAAAACAGGTTGAGGATGTCAATCTTTCTGATTGAGATATCACCGAGTCCGTTAAGCTTTGACGAATCCCAAAAGACACCATAAACACCTGTGCCTGTCTTGAGTTTGTAATTGTTAAGGTCTGAATAGGTCTGCTCGAAGTCATTCTGCTCAAGGATGACAGGAATGATTGAGGAGAGCATCTCCGCTTCATTTTTGTCTCCTTCTTCTCTCGGCAGGATGTTCGGAGCAGGAAAATTGTCCATAGCATCAGCGTGCTTGTTAAGAATGCAGTTGACGAGCCAAGCGGATGCAGGTTCAACCTCATTGTTTTTTGCATTGTTTTTTGCATTCTTTTCTTTACGCATACACTCCCAATTTCGGAGCTTGTACCACTGCTCGTTCTCAACGATTCTCGTTTCGAGCATCTTCTTGCCCGTTTTGTAATCGTTGAATATCGACCTCAACTTGCTTGCTTCTTTTTCACCGATGGGGTCTCGGACAGCCTTAATGCCGTTCACGGCACCGTTGTCGGTAACACCCTGTGATGCAAGCATCTTTTCCTGCTGAAGCTGAATGAGTCTCTGTGCTTCACTCTCTGCTGTGGGTCGGGGTGCGGACTGCCTCCGCAGGAGCTGTTCTTCTGCGGAGGGGGTCTGCTTCTCGTTATTTATTTCACCCTGTGTCTGCACAGTTTCCTGTGCCTTTACAGGCTTTTTTCTTTTTGTATCAGCCATCTATAATCTCCATTCTCGGTCTCCTCGAAACCGCTTTGATGTCTTCCTTGGGGATGTCAAGGAACAGGTTGAGGGGATTGTTTTCGTATTCATCAGGCTTCTGTGCCATTCTCGGTTTGATGGGTCGAGCCATACAGAAGTAGCGAACCTCGTCAGCAACGTGGTCTTCGTTTGATGTATCGAGGTCTTCAACCTTATGCTCGTCATACTGAAGAAGAGGAATGGTGCGGATAAAAGCCTTGCAGTTACTGAAGATGTACATCATCGGGAAGCCGTTCTCATCGAAGGCTAACCTGTAATGCACCTGCATCCAACCTGCGAGTCTTTGATGGTCACCCTTTTGGAAGAAGACACTGTGCTTTGCGGCAGTATCTGCTATTGATTCACCTGTTTGAGCATCCCATATAGCAGGGTCTGCAATGCCTATGATTTTCTTTCCCTTGAGCCACCTGTGTTCAGACTCAATCTCGTGAATCTTTGAGAAGACTTGAGGAGGAGTCCATTTGACACCTTCGTTTGGTGTCTCTGTACATCCGTAGAGTTCAAGTATGCGGTATACAACTCCGTCATAATCAACCGCCCACCATCCGCAGGAGAAGGGTTTGTTATAACCCCAATCGAAGCTTCGGTAGATTGTCCACCCGTCAGGTATCTCAAAAGGCTCGATAACGTGAGTATATGCTCGGTCAGTATAGTGGTCGGGGTCATCTACAAACTCCTCAAAGAACTGTCCCGAGAACACATCCCACTCGCCATAAAGCCAAGCCTTGCGGAGCTTTGGAGGCAGAGCTTCAAGTTGTGCGATATAATCGGGGTTAGACTCCAAAAGAGCCGCATTATCTGATACGAGAGACTGTATGAACACATAGTCTTCGGGTCTTTCGTTGCCCTTGAATTTTCTGTCGATAAACAGGCGTTTCACCCATTCATGACCCACTCCACCCGGATTGAATGTGTAATATATGCGTTTGGGGAATTGGTTAACACCTCGCACACAGGCTGTGAGCTTCTTGACTCGCTCCTCGGTCTGATGCGTGGCTTCATCGATGAACAGAACATCAACTTCAGTACCTTGGAATCGTTCCGCATCCTTGTCGGTGTCGCAGTATCTAAAGAGGATTCTGCTTCGGTTTCGGAAGACGATATGCTTCTTTGAATCGTTGTACTTTGCTATTCTGTTCTGCTTGTTTTCGTCATAGCAATGAAGCATCTCCGTAAGAGGCATTATGTGGTTTTCCTGTAGCTCGGGGTAGGTTTTACGGATAATCATCACTTTTATACCTGCAAAGAACAGGCACAAAAGAACTGCCTTGAGTCTTACAACCCAACTCTTACCGCCACCTCTTGCTCCACCGAAGCCTGTATTCTTAACATCCGACTCGAGGAAAAGCTCCTGCTTCGGATTGGGATTGTCAAATTCAAGAGTAGGCATTATTTCGCCCACCTTTCAGCATCGCCTTTAAACACAACAGTAATCTCCTGATTGGAGGAATCATCATCGTCAGCCTGCTTTTCAAGCAATTTGATACGAGCTTCTTGCTCCCTAAGCTCTTGGTCGGTCTTGCAACCCTGTATATCTTTGATGTCTTTTAAAGCACTTGAAAGCTGCTTAACAAGTCTGCAATCAGCAAGCTCGTGAGATGTGTCCATTTCTTCGATGGTGTCTTCTATTTTTTTAAGTATAAGTATTTGCGATGACCACTACTGAACAGCTTGTCTGCAACTGTGCCGACCATCCCGTGATTTTCTGCGTGTTCGTTGTTGACCTTTACTCTGTCACCAATGTTAAATTCCATCGTTATCTTTTCCTTTCTGTTACTTTGAACGTGCGATAGTTTGAATGTTTGTAATACTTGCTCAAGTCCATATTCGGATGCTCTTCTGAGAAAGCCTTATGGTCAAAGGTTGACTTCGACTGTGAGCTGAAACTTATCGAGAAGCCGTCTGCAATACCTGAACCTGCATCCTTCATATAGAGCTTGATTCGGTTGGCTATTGCATCCTTGTCTTTTTCAAGAACCTTGATTTGAGCAGAGAGCCTTGCGTAGGTTCTCAAGTCGCTGTTGAAGGATGAAAGGTCTGCGATTGCTTCGGTGCTTATTGCATACACCTCTTTTAAAGCCTCTGTGGTGGCTTTTGAGCCGTCTGCGAAGGGAGGGGTATCTGTTGTCACAAGATTCCAAAAAGCCTCTTCTTCCTGCAACAGAGCCTTAATCTCGGCATCATCCCGTTCAATCACGAACCAATAGAAGCCTTGTCCAAGCACAAGAACGGCAAGATACCATCTTTTTGCACCTGTAACTGCGAGGTAATGTACACACTGAACGTAATAGTTTTCGGGGAATTCTCCGTTCTTAAACTTCTTGAGGTTAAGTACCGAGGTGGTCTTGCATTCAAGACCTGCATCTTCGCCAATCACGAGCCTGTCCACATTTGCGTGAGCAAAGGGAATGTCGGGATTGCGGAGAATGAAATTCTCTCTGCGAACCTTCTTACCCGTGGCTTCGGTGAATCTCTTGGCTACATAGTCCTCAAGGTCTCTGCCGAGCCTCATAGCTTCGTTGTCTTCCTTCGGGGCAGTTCTTCCTGTCTTATCTGCCCATACGGAATAAGGGGAAGAGTAAGCATTCATTCCGAGTATCCCGGCTGCATCACTGCCTCCGATGCTTTCCATTCTGTGTTTGAGCCAATCCTCGTGACTCATATTGGTTGTTGGGATTCTTATAAGATTTCTGTTCATTTTGTCACCTCATATACTTCGTGAACGGTGCCTATCTGTGACAGCCATTCCGTTGCTTCTTCTTTTGTTCCATCGTAAAAAATATCAATCACATTTCCTTTGACTGCCGAGCCTGTGTCGACTGCCTTCAGGCAGATATCATCAACGAGAAGCGTTGTGCCGAGAGGTATCACCGAAGGGTCTACCGCACAGGTCTTCAAGCCTTCGCTCTTAACTCCTGTTGCTGTCTGATATCCCCATACACCGCCATCGCAGTAAGGTGTGTATACTGTGATGCGAAACTCTCCGAGAGAGACCTCAGACGATTCTTCTGTGATTTCGGTCTTGTTCCCGATAAACTGTGCTTCAGGTTCTTCGTAGACCACGGTCCCGACAGGCTCAACTATCGTTCCGATAACGCTGACTATTGCGAAAAGTGCCAAAACGATGCAAAGACCCAACTTGGTTGCCGTTTCTGCCTTTTCTAAAAACTTTTCCATCTGTTTAACTTCCTTTCATTTGCAACATTTCATAGTGCTTTCGCACCTTGTCTCGGTCTATCTTCCACAGCTTTCCATCCTTGAATGCAGGAATCTTTCCTTCGGCACACTTCTTACGAATTGACACTTCACTGCAACCCAAGAAGTGAGCGAGTTCTCTCGGAAGCATAATCTGCGGAAGGTCTTCCCAAGTGTAGGGACAGTACCGAATCGGTGACCGCTTCAGATATGACATTTCTTCACCTCCTCGTTATCTGTGACCTGTGAGGTCACATTGACGATAAAAAAATTTGGTCTATCAGAGACAGGGACATTCCAAGCCTGCGGAAAGCTCGGATATCATTGAGCGAGAAAGGTCTTTCACCCTTCAGCTTCAGCGAAAAGGCAGCTCGGGTTATTCCTGCCTCTTCACATATTCGACCCTTTTTAAGACCACTATCTGATATCCATTTGCGGATAAGGTCTAATCTCGGCATTTTTTCACCTCCTTCATAGTTATTGGCAAAGTGCCAATAACTGTATGTTAGCACAACATTGGCGTTGTGTCAATAGAATTTTACAAATTTGTTCAAAAAAGTTGACAATTTGCAACGAGTTGTGTATAATCAACTCGAAGGGAGGTTTTATAGTGGAAAATATCGCAATAGGTGAAAGAATAAGAAACAGGCGAATTCAACTTGGAATGTCTCAACAACAGCTTGCTTCAAAAGTTGGGTATTCCTCCAACACAACCATTAATAAAATCGAGAAAGGTACAAGAGATTTTCCAAGAAATCTTGTCGCAAAATTTGCCAAGGCTTTGATGGTATCTCCATCTTGGCTTGTTGGTGAAGACTTTTTAAGTGATGACGATTTCATAGCTGCTCTCGGAGAAATCAAACCTCTCGGAGAATTACCACCCGAAGCAGAAGCTATCAATGTATTTGCAGAAAGCTTCGGTGAACGTATCATTAAGGTAGATGATAATCTTTTCTTCGGTGAGTGCGGAATGCTGTCTGATGATGAGCTTAATTACATCAAGTCCTCCGCAGGCGATGCAATTAAGTTTGCTTATGAGCAAATAAAAA